TAACGCCATTGCTTCTGTAGGGTGAAGTTATTGTATGCAAACTCCAAGCGATTAACAAACTTGATCATGCTGCCATCTTTATGCAGAACATATCCCTCAGGAGTTGTAACCTTATATCCCTTGTCAGTTTGAACGTATGTTCTAAACTCTTCCAGGTGGTCCAGTTTATCTATAACCATTTGCTTGACTGCCTGTAGTTCCTTATACAGAGTAAGCATTGCTTTGAACTTGTATACATTATCCACAACGTAGTTCTGACTACCATATACAAGTTCTCTCTTCTTAGTCAGGTTTGCAACTGTCTTGATCTTGGCAAGTTCTTTACTTGTTTTCTCTTCATAAAAGTTCAACATGTCATACATCGTCTCATCGATGTTGGAGATACTACGAGCATTCTTGATCTCATTATTAAAGAACTGCTTTAGATAAGATGCGATATGAAATTTAGCATCACCAGTAGTACCTGTCTTTGCAACTAATTCATCTAAGAAATCACCACAGATACCACACATGCGTTCAATCTTAGTGATGTAGTTGTTGAATTTTTGCATCTCTGATTTAGAAAACCCAACCCTATCCATAGGAGTATCATTAGGAATCACAGCACATTCAGTAATTTTATTGAATGTATTAATAGGAGCACCAGCTCTTGCCTGCATCTCAGCAAGAGAATCGCCAGTGTAGTGCGTATGGAACACTACTCCAATCTTAGATCTCCCAACTTGTTTACCAATATCGTGGTCAGTAGGGATGCCATAAGTAATAGTGTTTGGTCGAAATGTGTATAGTCTCTCTCCATCAACCACCTCTGTATTTACGGTAGAATCTGTATATAATAAATCCCCTTGGATAACTCCTTTGATACCCAACTTACTAAAGTAGCGTAGAGAAAACTTTAGTTTTTCAGCAAGGTCACCAGAATAATATTCATCTACAGCATCTTCAGTAGCACACAGTTTAGGTTCAGTTTTGTTGAATACGGACTTAGTGCCGACAAAAAATACGCCAGACAAAGGATCAACACCACAAACAACAGAAGGTGCGCCGTCCCATTTGGTTTGCATGAAACCACTACTCTCCTGCTGCCCCAACATCTTCCTCAGTTCCTTGAGAAATGATACTGCTGCCTTGCATCCATCAACGCCATAGTTTAGCATCTCATCTTCCAAGTGCTCTAAGTGCTTGAGTTGTTTGACGTTTGCCATCTATCTATGATACACGATTTTGCTTGGTGGTTGAGAAGTGTAGGACAGTTTGCGAAGTGTCCATCAGTCCATCAGTTTTACATGAACCGATGACTTATCTGTTTGAGATCCAGCATAAGAATACAATGCTTTCATAATTTCATCTCCCTTGCCAGAAGTTAAAATACAATCTAATAAACGAAGACCCATTAACTTACTGTATCTGTAAGATTGAGTTTTATTAGCAACCTCAACTCTTGCTTGCACATCTCCAGGATATCCCGCTTTTGCTGCTGTACAATATTTTCCAAGTAATTCAACCAATTCAGTATTAATAGCATCCTTCTTGGATTTATTTGTTGGTTTACAATCGTTCCAAAATGTTTTATTGTCCCAACCAGTTGTAATACCAGTGTAAGAAACGTTAAGAGATTTTAGAATTTCAACAATACTTCCACCACCACAACGACCCTGTGCTGCTGATGATCCTTTCTTTTCTATCTGCCAAGATGGAGATGACGATCCACCAAAATTTCTTGATTGAAATCTATCTCCTTCTCCGCCACCTCTTTTCCAATAAAGATAGACATCCATTGGAAAAGCATCTACACCACCGACAAGTTTAGGATTTTTAAATTTTACCCAGTACTGTCCCCACTTAACATCTTCAAGTTCTTTCATCTTATCATTTGGATCATAGTTCAAAACTTTTAGATGTGCTTTATTTTTTATTTTCTTAAGAGAAACACCAATCAGTTCTCTTTCTTTATATTTTTCTTTTATGAATTCATTTATTGTATCAACCGTTTTGTAATTATCTAACTCACTTACATTGACTGTAGATGATACCATCCAGATATCTGCGGGATTCCATTTGTCTTCAGAAGAAAAAACTACCCTAATATTAGGGTCTTTCATCATACTTTTTCTAGCTCGTTGATATGCTTTTTTAATTTCTTTATCATCTGGTCCGCCGCCTCTACAAAAAACATAACTCTTTCCAGAACTATGAAACGTTTCCCATAATTTATTTGCTCCCCTAATAGAAGATATCTGCCATTCTCTAGACAATTCATCTGGAAGTAATTTCCCAAAGGGAACATCAACATCAATCGTTTTTGATGCTTTCTCAAGATCACTTATAGAAACAGGAAGGTCTTCATCTATTGTTCCACGATACACATTGAAAGCAAGGGCAGCATAGAGGCATTGTGCTGATTCATTCCTCGCAGTTTCTGCAGCGCCGCCGCCAGATCCACCACCTTGAGGTTTAATATCAATTCTTAAAATTTTACCACTAACATCAATGTCTAATTGATTTCCAGTTCCTTTAGTATCAACAACAGTATATCCTTTTGCGGATACATTTTGTCCAATCACAGACGCTGCTTTTGTTCTCTTTGCCCTTGGAACAATTACTTTAAGAGCAAAGAAAATTTTTCCTCTACTAGTTGGATCAGCAATTTTTGTTATATCAAATTCATAAAAAGAAAACTCTTCATTGCCAAGTGAATCCATAACGTCATAAATTGCTTTTTTATATTCACCACCGATTCCAGATAAATCTATTTGCTTAGACATAAAAAAAACCTCCCGCCTAACTATTTAGAGGGGAGGTCGAGATAATCTTTTTCATTTTGATAGGGGTGCGTCTGTCCTGTCCACAGTCTATACCCTTCCTTGACTTCTGGCAAGAGCCACTGGTCCACACGAACACACTGTGCCCAGTTGACAGGTTGAGAACAACCGACAACCACAACAGCAAAGAATGCTCGCAGGTGAATCCAGAGACTAAGCATATCTGTCCCAAAGTGCGGTAATGTTCTGAGTAATGTTTACACCACCATCAAGAAATTCTAAAATTTCTCCATTAGGATCTGTAATAATAAACGCAGGAGTTTTACTTACACCATATTTTTTAGCAAGAGAAAGATTTTTTTCGGGAATAGGTTCTCCACTAAAGTCTTCAAGATAAACTTCATTAATAACAGTTGATCGTTCATCTTTGAGAGCACTTATATATCTTTTAACCAAACCACATGGACCACAAGAGTCTCTTGTAAATAGATAAAAACTAGTCATTTTAGTTAAGAATTGAGAGCGGGCAAATAAATTGAGTATTGCATATTAACGATCGCCTGTTTTACGATTTTCAGAAAAGTAAATATCAAACGATCCTTCCGGATAACGTTTCTCAAGTTTTTTTACATTAGTAGCAATTACCTCATCGAAGGATATATCAAGTGCCATTGTAGCTTGAGCCACATACCACATAACGTCACCCAACTCAATAATAAGATGCTCGCGATTATCTTCGTTCCACGGTTTTCCTTGGAAGACCATCTTCTTAATAATCTCAAGAAATTCACCACCCTCAGCATTAATTCCAACGCCAGCAGTAAGCAGTCTCTCAATATTGGCACCTTGTCGATCCAGATCACCAATACGGTCAGCGAAATCAACAAAGTTTGTAGAAGATTTTGAAGTAACTGCTGCAACAAATTCTTCATAACGTTCAAATTTAATAGTCATACGTTCCATTCAGCAAATTTAGATAGTCGGTTTTGTGTTTGTGCAAATTGTGAGAACTCTTCACCAGGGTCCTCTTGATTGATGTTGATGTCAGAAGCATCCTCCGCTACATCATACAGCCTCATCTTGGATCTGTCAATTCCCACCATGAATTTTCGTGAGGCAGCGGTTTCGTTGTATCTGTTCTTAAGTTGTTTGACCATGATGCGACCCTGTTGTTCAAGNTCATCAGTGCTGATAAGAGCAAACATAAAGTCAGCAGTGGCAGGCAAACCAAAAGACTCAGAAGTATCGGTAAGGTCAGGATCACTATTGCCATAACCACTGCGAGTAGTTTGAGTAGCTGTGACAATAGGAACATTACATTCCACAGCAAGACCCCGAAGCTCCTCAGCAATCGCTTTAACATACGTGTAAGAATTGACAATCGCACCTTTATACCTCGCTGACGCACATATATTAAGATAGTCTACGAAGATAATGTCAGGTTTGAAATCTTTCTTAAGACTAAGATCACTTATGAGTGATTTAAAATGTCCCGCATGTGCTGATGCTGTGGGATACTCTTTGATAATAAGTTTGCCTCTAGTCTTCCTAGAGATCTCCTGAACTTTAGAATTGAAGATAACTTCAGGTAGTTCAGCAATATCTTTGATAGAAACATTTAAAAGATTTGCGTCAATTCGTTCAGCAATTTTCTCCTCTGCCATTTCACATGTAATGTAGAGTACGTTCCTCCCTTGCGTGAGTGCGGCACCAGCGCAATGGCACATGAATAGAGACTTGCCGACACCCGTTCCAGCAAGAGCGACACTGAGAGTCTTGTTAGAGATACCACCTTTCGTGATAAAGTTAAACTTTTCGAGATCAAAGGGAACTTTCTCTTCTTTGCGATGATAGAATTCATAGCGGTCTTTTGCTTGTTCAATGTAATCGTGTCCTATGTGTTCATCAAAGGATACTGCTAGTGCTTCTTGTAGAATGCTTGGAATCGCATCCTTTGATATTTTTTTATCGCCTCCATCTGCGATCTTGATCGAGGACATAAGGGCGAGATAGATTGCTCTGTCTTGACACCACTTTTCGGTTGCGTCAAGGAGCCACTCGTAGTCAACCCATTCGTCTGTGAGT